CAATTCCAGGAAAATGGAAAACTGATAGAGTGCCATTTCAAAGAGAAGTAATGAGAGCAATCTCTGACAAGAATACAGAAAAAGTTGTGATGAAGTACGGTGCTCAGTTGTCGAAAACAGAAATTCTAATGAATACTGTCGGATATTTCGTTGATTACGAGCCATCTCCTATTATGTTCTTAATGCCTACCAAAGACATGGCGGCTGATTTTTCAACGACAAGACTTAATGACATGATTCAATCGACCCCACAACTTAGGAGTAAAGTTATTGAAAGTTCCGATGCTAGAGATACAAAAAGGCAAAAAGAATTTTCAGGAGGGTACATCGTTTTAACCGGGAGTAATTCAGCTTCAGAATTAGCAAGTAGACCAATCAGAGTTTTATTAGCAGATGAAATCGACCGTTTCCCTCGAAGTGCTAAAAAAGATGGAGACCCATTGAATTTGGCGATTGAAAGGGTAAAAAATTGGGCGAACAGCAAAATAGTTTTAACAAGTACACCAACGATTAAAGGTGGAAGTAGAATAGAACTCGAGTATGAAAACAGTTCTAAAGATGAATACTATATTCCTTGCCCAAAATGTGGAGAAATGCAAACTTTAAAATGGGGAAATATTATTTTTGAAGATGTGTCACATAAATGTGAGAAATGTATGGAAACTTCAACAGAGTACGAGTGGAAACGAAACCTTATTAAAGGTGAATGGAGAAGTACTAATCCTGAAGTAGACCCACATATTTCAAGAGGATTTCATGTATCAGAGTTATATAGTCCGTTTACCAAATGGGCTAGCATGATTCGTAAATTTAGAGCAGCAAAAGGCGATGAACAGCTTATGAAAGTATTCGTAAATACAGCTCTTGGGGAATGTTGGGAAGAAAAAGTTGAGAGATTTGATTTTGAAAAAATACAAGCGAGAGCTGAGGATTATGGAGAATATATAAACGAAGAAGATGGTACGATAAATGATATTGAAATACCTGATAAAGTTACTGTATTAACTGCTGGAGTGGATGTTCAAGACAATAGGCTTGAAGTTGAAATTGTTGGATGGGGACCAGGAGAAGAAAGCTGGGGGATTTATTATAAAGTGATTATGGGAAACCCTGCATTGCCGTATGTGTGGAATACGTTGGATGAATTTCTTATGAGAGATTTTGAATATCAGAATGGAGAGAAAATAAGAGTTGCTTGTACTTGTATTGATACAGGTGGACATCATACTGATGATGTTTACAGGTATGTAAAAGCAAGAGAACAGTTGAATATTTTTGGAATAAAAGGAAGTGGAGAAGCTGGAAGACCTCTTATTTCACGACCTAGCAAAAATAATAAAGGTGGAATTTCCTTGTTTGTCTTGGGAGTTAATACTGGAAAGGATACTATAATGAGTAATCTTAAAGTAACAGAACCAGGAGCTAAGTATATGCACTATCCAAACGACCCTAAACGTGGATATGATGAAGTTTATTTCAAGGGACTTACTTCTGAAATAAAAGTTGTTACATTTAGCAAAGGGCAAGCTAAAATCGAGTGGAAAACAATTGGAGATAAAAGAAATGAACCTTTGGACATTCGGAATTATGCACAAGCAGCACTAAGAATAGCGAATCCTAACTTAAATATACGGTATTCAACGGATGTACTTAATAATTTTAGGACACAACAAAGAAATAGCGGTAGACGAATAATTCGTAGCGGAATATAGGGAGGTAAAAATGTATAGTGTAGAGACTTGCAAAGAAATGATAAATTCATATATTGAGGCTGAAAAGTCTGTGTTGTTGGGACAGAGCTATAAAATTGGAAGCAGAGAATTGACTAGGGCAGACTTAACCGAAATTATAAAAGCTAGACAATTATGGGAGCATAATTTAACACTTGCACAAAACAGTAGACGGTGTACACAGTCTGTACAGGTTATAATAAGAGATTTGTAATAGTTAGGAGGTGAAAATGATTGAATTTATTTGATAAGGCAGTAGGAGTATTTAATCCAGAAAAAGCATTAAAGATGGCTGGAGCAAGAGAAAGGCTAAAGCTGTTTAACCAAAATCAAAAAATAATGAATAAAGGTTATGGAGAACATGGGGCGAGTACCCGTAAAAAATCTTTGAGAGGATGGTTTGCTTCTCTCGGTGGAGTAAAGAACGACATTTATAACTACCGTGAAAAACTCGTGGCACGTTCCAGAGATTTGTATATGGGAGCACCTCTAGCTAATGGAGCTTTGAATACAATGAAAATGAATGCTGTTGGTTCAGGATTAAAATTAAAATCAAGTATAGATTCAGATATTGTAAACTTATCCGAAGATGAGATAGAAACGTTAGAAACTAAAATTGAAAAAGAATTTAATTTGTGGAGTAATTCTAAAATAGATCAAACAGGTTTACTTAACTTTTATGAAATTCAAGATTTAGTTTTCTTAACAACATTGTTAAATGGAGAATGTTTTGTTCATTTGAATTATTTTGAAACCCAAGAAAATCCATATAGCTTGAAATTATCTATAATTGAACCTGACAGGGTGAATACTCCGAGCAACAAAACGAGCGATACTTCTATTGTCCAGGGAGTACAATTAGACAAAAATGGACGTATTAATGGTTATTATATTCAAGAGCATAATCCGAATGATGAAATCAGAGGCATGAATCAGTATAAATATGTAAAAATGTATGGAAGTGAAAATCAGTTAAATATAATCCATTTAACAACTGCGGAGCGTCCAGGACAGGTAAGGGGTGTACCGATATTAGCTCCTGTAATGGAAAGCTTGAAACAGCTCGATAGATACACAAATGCAGAATTAACAAGCGCAATCATCAGCAGTATGTTTACAATTTTTATTGAATCGGCTGATATACCTCAAACAAATCCAGGGGATTTATCGAACGTCGAACAAAAAGATGCCATAGCAAACGAAGAATCTGGAACGCTGGAGCTTTCAAGCGGGGCAATAGTATCTCTTAACAAAGGCGAAAAAGCGACATCAGTAAATCCGGCAAGACCTAATGCACAATTTGACCCATTTATGACAGCTATAATACGGCAAATTGGAAGCAGCTTGGGCATTCCTTATGAACTTATGATAATGCACTTTACAAGCAGTTATTCGGCGAGTAGAGCAGCTTTATTAGAAGCGTGGAAGACTTTTAGAAAAAAGCGTGAATGGTTTGCAAAAAATTTTTGTCAACTTATTTATGAAGAGTGGCTAAGAGAGGCTGTTTTGCTTGGAAGAATAGAAATAAAAGATTTTGAAAATGACATTTTGATTAGAAAAGCATACAGTAATGCAATTTGGAGTGGAACTTCACAAGGACAGTTAGATCCTATAAAAGAGGTTAATGCGGCAATTTTGAGAATAAATGCTGGATTATCCACAAGAAGCCGTGAAACTATCGAATTAAATGGAGGAGATTTTGAGCAAAATATAAAAATACTGGCAAAAGAACAAAAAATAGCAAATGAGAAAGGAGTGATTTTGGATGGGACAATCTATAGCGAACCACCAAACGATGAACCAGGGGAATAAAACTATATGGAATTTAGTCAAAAACGATGATAAAAGTGCTGAATTAATGCTTTATGGAGATATAGCCGAGAGTTTTTGGGGCGATACGATAAGCGCTAAAGAAGTAACGGAATATTTGGCTGACTTAGATGTAGAAAATATTGATGTTTATATTAATTCAAACGGCGGAGTAGTCGATACTGCTATTGCAATTAATAACGCTTTGAGAAGACACAAAGCTAAAGTAACTGTAAATATTGACGGTATTGCAGCAAGTGCAGCCACTTTAATCACATGTGCTGGAGATATAGTTAGAATGCCTAAAAATGCTTTGTTTATGATACACAATCCCTCAAAAATTGCAATGGGGGATTCAGAAGAGATGAGGAAACAGGCAGATGTGCTTGAGAAATACAAAAATTCAATAATGGAAACCTATTTGCAAAAGGTTAATATTGATAAAGAGAAATTATCAGAATTAATGGACAACGAAACTTGGTTAAACGCCGAAGAAGCATTGGAATATGGATTTATTGACGAAATAACTGAAAATACAGATATTCAAGTAGTTGAAAATAAGGTAATTTCTAATAACATGGTATTTAATATGACGGAGTTTAAAAACTTTAATGTTGATAAAAATAAAAAAAATAATGGAAAAGGAAGTGGAAAAATGACAAAAGATGAAATAAAAGCACAATTTCCTGACATTTATGCCGAAATTGTAAATGAAGGAAAAGAAATCGGAGTAAAGGAAGAAAGAACAAGGATACAGGAAATTGAGAATTTAGGATATAACCACGAAGTAGTTGATAAAGCTAAATTTGAAGAGCCTAAAAATGCTAGAGATTTAGCATTGGAAATTGTAAGTTTAATGAAACAGGAAAATCAAAATAAACTTAACAGAATACAAGATGAAGGGAAACCACTTAACAATACGCCGAAAGGTAATGATGATGGGGTTAATGATGAGCAAAAAGCAGCAAATAAAATTTTAGCATTTTTTAAGAAAGGTGGTAAATAAATATGAAATATGATTATACAAATGAGTCAGATCATTTAATTGTTGGCAAAAAAGAGCTAGTTGTAGCAGAGCTTATTTTACAGGTTGGAAAAACTGTAAAAAGAGGGGATATTGTGGATAAAGACGGTGCAATAATAACTGATACTGGAAAAGTATTCGGAATTGTTACAAGAGCTGCCGATGCAACTGGAGCTCCAACAAAAATAACTGTTTATACTGAAGGGGAATTTAATATTGAAAAAGTAAATTTCGGTACAGCGACAAAAGAAAAAGTAATTGAGTTATGTAGCGACAGAAATATTTATTTAAGAACATTAGGAGGTAAGGAATAACAATGAGCATGAATTTAGATTTGAGTTTAAGAACATTATTTTTAGTAACAGAGGCAATGCCGAGACCAAGAACATTTTTATTTGACACGTTTTTTGGAAACAGAGAAAATTTGGATACTGAAACAGTAACTATTGAATTTAAAAATGGTAGAAGATTGATGGCTCCATTTGTCGATAGATATGTTGACGGAGAGGAAATGCCAAAAGATACATTTTCAGGAAGAACATTCAAACCTTATGCAGTGGCTCCTAAAAAGACGTTTCATGCAGATGAACTGACCTTTGAAAGATTGCCAGGAGAAAATCCGTTTTCACAAAGTGATCCTGATACAAAAAGACAGAAAAAAATTGCCGAAACTTTGCAGGAACAAAGCGAACAGATTGCAAGACGTTGGGAAGCGATGGCGGCTGAAACATTATATAAATTACAAACTACAATCGATGGAGAAGGAATATCAGACACAATCAAATATTATGATAACTCTTCTACGGAACATCATACAACCGTTGCTTCAACTTGGGACAATGCTAATTCTGACCCAATAAAAGATATAAAGGCTGTATTAAGTGAAATTAATAAAGCTGGAGGAACTAGACCAGACGCGATAATTCTTGATCCGTTGGCAGCGGAATTATTTATTAATAATAAAGCTGTACAAAATATGATGAATCTTAGAAATGCTTATTTTGGGGACATAAGACCTGAAGTTGAGGGTGTAAATGGTGCGAGTTATATTGGTACATTGACTGGATTAGGAATTGATGTTTTTGAATATCAGGAATATTACGATTATGTGGATAAAACTACAAAACAAACTAAAACAAAAGCAATTATTCCAGACTATACAGCTTTATTTGCACCGAAAGGCAACTTAGTAAAATTTGGAGCTGTAAGTACAATTAATGATGGACTTTTGGAAGGGGATTTGATTCCTAGAACTCACACAAAGGAAGAAAACGATACTATCACAATCCGTACAATGTCAAAACCAGTAACAATTCCTTTGAACACAAAATCATTGAAAGTTCTAAAAGTTAAGTAGGTGATGATTGATGGCAGCATATATAGTTAAAGAATCGTTTATTTATGGTGGGAAAATACAAAATATCGGTGAAGAAGTTCAAATACTGGAAAAAGATGTGATTGAAAATTGTATCGATAGAGGACTGATAGAGAAAAAAGACAATAAAAAAGCAGACACAAATGACATTCCTGGAGAAACGGGAGTGTCAGATTCTGAATCTAAATCAGATAAAAATAAGAAAAAGTAGGCAAAAAGAATGAATTTTAAAGATATTTTAGAAAATGATATACAAAATACATTTTTAAATTCAGAAGAGTTTGGGGAAACACATAATTTAAATGGTATTGATGTTATTTGTGTGACAGATGAGGACAGTTTTCAGGAAAAGGAAATTAGTGGAAAATTAACAATAGAAAGTGGATTTTACAAGGAAGGGATTACAGTGTTTATTGACAAAAAATATTTGAAGTATAAGCCTGAAGGCAATATGAGGATAGATTTTGACAATAAAGAATGGGTAGTTGCAAACTGTAAAGAGAACTTTGGCATGTATGAACTTGATTTGTATAGATTCACTGATTATTAGGAGTTGATTTAGATGTTTACGATTCAATTTGATGAAAGTGTCCTTAGTGACATAGAGAATAAATTTGTTGAGTTTCCGCGACAAGCTCCAAGGGCTTTGGCAAGTGCTTTGAATAGGGTTTCAACTATGAGTAAAACTCGTATGGTTAGAAATGCAACTAAGACCTATATGGTTAAATATGGGGATTTATTAAGCGGATTGACTATGAAAAGAGCTAATCCTGGTAAGCTTATGGCTGAAATCAATTCTAATGGAGGTTATTTGGGATTAGACCATTTCCAATTGAATCCGAGTACAAGAACAGGCAGAACATCGGTAACGGCTACAGTAAAGAATGGTAATGGGATAATGCTTAATGATAAAACTTTTATAGCATATAAAGACGGTCATTTAGGGGCATTTGAAAGAGAAGGAAGTGGGCGATTGCCAATCAAAAGAAAATATGGACCGTCTGCTCCGCAAATGTTAGGACCTACAACGTGGTTACCGGATCTTGACGAATTTATGTCTCAAAAATTAAATGAAAGGTTTGAACATGAGTTGAATAGGCTCTTGTCAATGTAATTTATGAGTATTAAAGTGATTGAAAAAAGTTTGTATGACTTTTTGTGCGAAGAATTTAAAGATACTGATTATCAGATATTTCGAGGAGCGTTGCCAGTTAGGAGATACGGCGAAATTGACAAAAATACAGGACAGAAAAAGCCGTTTTTCCCTTGTGTGACATTGAGGGCTTTGAGTTCTAGGCAAGTTACAGAAGGAATGGATAGTTATGATTGTGACGCTACTTTTGAAATAATAGTTGGTACTAAAAATGAAGATTATATTGATAATCTTTACAAAGGTGAAGAGATTAGAAGTAAACTTTTAACTAAAGTTTATGATGAAAGAGGATGGGCAATACGGGAAGATAAAGAATTTAAGTGTGATTTATATAGTGATGAGTTTGGAGATTTTATATTTTCAAGAATTACATTTACAGTTTGGGATTATCCTGTTGAGCCTGAAGTTTTAAAGGAGGAATAATGGAAGATAAAAAGCAATATATTTATTTAGGAGATACGCTTGAATTTAAAGACATTAGATTTACTAAAGGTGTTATTTACTACAGTAATGAAGTGATTGAAGAAAAATTTGAGAAATATCCACTTTTGAAAAGAACTTTAGTGGATGTTAATCGAGCTAGTGAAGCATTGCAAAATGAAAAATTGCTTGAAACGGTAACGCAGCAAATTAAAGACCAAATAAGAGAGGAGGCTGAATAATGGGTTATAAACATGGAACTTATCAAACTGAGACATCGAGTGACATATCACTACCAATAGTGCTTGATTACGGGCATTTTATCGTGGGGACTGCTCCGATTAACAAAGTAAAAAGAGAAAACAGAAGAGTGAATGAGATTGTAAGATTAGGAACTTATAAAGAAGCTATTCAGTATTTTGGGGACACTTACGACTTGGATTTTTCGATTTCACAAGCTATAAAAGTGTTTTTTGAACTATATAAAGTAGCGCCGCTTTACGTTGTGAATATCTTAGATCTTGAAAAACATAAAACAGTTAAAAAAACTCAAAATGATTTAAGTTTAACAAATGGTAAAGTTGTTATTCCGAATCACAAATTGATAACAGATACATTAGTAGTTAAAGAAAATGCAACATCACAAGTTATTTCAGATGCTATAACGATGTGGACAGATGAAGGACTTGAAATATATGCTAAACCATCGAATGGAACTAAGATTGATATTGAATATGAAGAAATTGACTTATCAAAAGTAACGAAAGCGCAGGCTTTAGGTGGATATGATATTTCAACAATGAAAAGAGCAGGATTAGAGTTATTAGATGAAGTTTACTTGAAATATTCAGAATTACCAGCTTTCATTGATATTCCTGATTTTTCAAGCGATAGTGAAGTTGCTGCGATTATGCAAACAAAAGCTAAAAATATAAACGGGAATATGTTTGAAGCGATTGCATTGATTAATGCACCGATTGACAAGCCTTATGACCAAATTCCTAAATGGAAAGATGATAATAACATTAACGGAAATGACCAAATTGTATTGTACGGAACATTGGGATTGGGTGGTAAAAAATATATTCAGTCTATTCAGTATGCTGCTTTGTCGTTGCTAGTAGATAACGAGAAGAGCGGTGCACCTTCGCAGGTGCCATCTAACTTTGCTTATAAGTGTGATAGTTTATATTGGAAAAACTCAAATGGAAAATTAGAGGAAATAATTTTAGACAAAGAGCAACAGGCTAACTTTTTAAATAAAAATGGAGTAGTTACAGCTATCAATTTCAAAGGTTGGCGTTGCTGGGGGTCTGAAACTGCACTTAACCCAATGGCAACAGATCCGAAGGACAAATTTATAAACACTCGTAGAATGTTTAAATATGTTGGAAACGAACTAGTTGTAAGTCTTTTTGACAAAGTGGATAAAACATTCTCCAAAAAATTAGCTGAAACAGCAACAAAATCAATGAATATTAGATTGAATGCTATTGTGGCTAGAAATGATTTGTTAAGTGCAAGTGCAACTTTATCAAGCGAGGATAACGACGCTATTAATGTTATGAATGGTGATATAACTTGGGTTATAAAGCTAGGAGTAATTCCAGGTATGAAATCGGCAACATTTAAGAAAAAATATGATGTAGACGCATTAACTGAGTTTGCAAATAGTTTAGGAAAATAGGAGGATAAAGAATGGCTAAAAAGAAACTGCCTTTGGGAATCGTTGACGCTGACCTTTATGTCAATGGTTCGAATGCATTAGAAGGAGTTGGAGTAGTAGAACTTCCGAATGTGGAATCGGCAACAATAACGACCGAACAGTTTGGTATGGCTGCAGAATTTGAAGCTCCGTTGATTGGACATTATAAAAAAATGTCAGCTAAGG